CCTATGTCTAATATCGTTTTGCCTTTATAAACGTTAAGCTTATAATAACTTTTGAATATGTCGATCATTATGTTATATTCCTCTTGCCCGTTCAGTAGCTTTATTTGGTACTTTATTTTATCGATCATATCAGTTAGTTTATTTTTCATTGTTATCCCTCTCGAATGTGTCAGGTAGAATCTTCTCGGTTGTGTCGTACAGGTTAAATAGCCAATTTGGGATATGATAATTCTTTATTTTAGTTAGCTCTTGGCTGTCATCATAGTAGTAGAGCGTTAAGATATTGTTTTTCTTATTAAAGTGCGGTAGAATATAATAATCTACGATGTCCCTGACCCTAACGTCTATATTATGATATCTCGTTGATGTTATTATAATGTCAAGGTTATTCTTTCTTGATTGGGCTATTATATTAGTATAGCCTATGTTATCATCGCTCATAGCTCTACGAGAATCTAAGTCTTTTTGAGCCTCATCTATTATCAAAACTTTAGGGGAATTGTCATTATCGTCCCAAAAGTGTTTGTTGTAATCTTTAATATGCCCATCGGCTAATTTGAGTCTCTGCATATTTGAATACACTTTAAAACCTTTTATTTTATAGAATAGAGCAAATAAAGTAGCTGTTAAAGATTTTCCACTTCCCCTCTTTCCCATTATGAATATCAGTCTTGAGTCTCGCATAATTCAACCGTTGATATTGACCAGCCAAGTTTATTTTCTAATACTTCTCTAAAGCACATATTATCATCTATTCCTTCTCCCAAATATTCCTCTTTTTTGTGTGTTATCATCTTGCGGATTGTAGCCATAGACTGATTTAAGAATGCTGACCAATTCTTTTCTACCCTCTCTACCTTTTGATATTCTTAAGTACATTATGTTTTTAGCTATGCTGATAATCAATTCTGCAGATTCTTTATCGAGAGGTTCTACTAACTGAGCGAGAGCTAAAAGGTTCGTCATCTGTATTATTTTGTTGATCCCTATGTCAGTTTTAGTTTTTAGCTCGTCAAAATCTTCAATTTTGTAAAAGTCTTTGACTACTGCTAATAGCTCATTAACAGAATCAACTTCGCTGATTGTATCATTAATAAAGTTATCAGCCTCTTTGTCAATGTTTTTTAATGTACCCTCTTTATTCAATGCCCACAGTGCTTTTGTTATTTTGTTATCGTCATCTTTTGATTTTATAAGAGTATTGTTATCTTTCATAGAATCATCATTTATTTAGGGGGTATTCCCGATGTGGGATTATTCGCAAAGCTACTTAATAAATGGGGGGCAAGAACTATGCCTAATGCCAAGCCCGCAAATAAGCCCATTACGAGAAATACAATCCACATAAGAATTTGCTTATTGTTACTTGCTAATATATCCCGCACAATGTGATTACGTATAATCATCTGTACCAATGATATGTCAGTTTTTTCTTTATTGCTAAGCTTTGATTTATACATTATAGGAGTCTCAACATTTACATTATATATTAAATAGCTCGTTCTACTAAACAATTTATTGGTACTATGTAGAGCTTGCTTAGGTAACAGATAAGTAAAGTCATTGTAAGTAACAGTATCTTTGTTTAAGTCTTTGTGTTTTAGTTTTACAACGGTTACAGATTCGTCTTTATTAATTATCAACATTCGAATTTTTCCCATTTTTAATCCCTCTTTTTATGGCTATGGCTCACTTTGTGTAGCCTATACTTTCCCCTCTCTTTAATCTCTACATACCGATGTTTTGTATGTGGTATTCCGTGTATGTGGATATACGCTTGGTATTTGTCATAGTCTTTTTTAGACTTGAATCTTTTATACTTACTATTTTTATATGGCATATTTTATTTACCTCTATTTTAATCCTAATTCCCGTCTTAATTCATTGACAACGTCAACAAATTTAGGTTTAGCCTTATGGTAATATCTATAGCTCAGCTTGCGGTAAGCTACCTTTTGGCTTACTTTATATTTTTTGCGGTATTTATGAAATCCATTTCTAAACTTTGTTTGCTTTGAGACTAAGGTCATAAACATTATTGAAATAGAGCCGTAATAGCTGACAAATAGGTTATGGATATCAATCATTTATATCCCTCTATAGAATTTTCGCATAGACTCTTCATTTTCTTGCATTCTATATTCTCTTTGTTTATACCACTCGTTAAATTTGTAAACAATAGCCCCTATTCCTAAGGCAAATAGGAATAATATTGCATCAGCCCTATAAAAATGGTCAATGTTTACCATTTTGATTTACCAATTCTTTTTTACGTAATGCCACGCTGTAAAGAAAACAACGGTAAATATAACTATTACTATCCATATATTAAGCGTGGGTTGTGTTAAATACCAAGCCAAAGCTAAACTAATTATTATCATTTATTCATCAATCCCCGCAAATTTCCATATAGCTATTATAATCATTGTAAAAGCTAATAGCATAACAATAGAGAATATCATAAGGCTTACGTTATTAAATGAACTTTCAATGCCCGTATCAATATAAAATAGTATAGCTGACCCAAAAGTAACCTGACCTATTCCCGTTAATGCTAATTCGCTTGCCGTATAGTTTTCTGTGAAAGTATATCCATCTATAGAGAGCGTAGTTAAATCAT